TGACGAGATTGGAAAAGATTACAAGCTCATCGATGAGGCTTGGGTTGAAGCTAAGGAAATAAGGGAGCCGGACGACGAAAGATGGGAGCCAGTCAAGGAACTTATTACTTATATTGAAACGCTCTTTGAAAGCACTGAAAACGTTGGATATGTCACAGAGGTTTGGGAGAAAGACGACAAGTGTATGCCAGGCAAAGGCTCATACGACCGAACTGCAGGGCAGCTCATCGAGGCATTATCAAAATGCAACGGTGACATAGGCGCTGTAATCGGCGATTACAAAGAGAAAGCTGGCGCATGGATAAGATTTAACCCACTCGATGGCAAGGGCGTTAAAAACGAGAATGTGACAGACTATAGGTACACACTCGTCGAATCGGACAGCATGGAACTAGAAAAGCAAAATGCAATTATTAGAGAGCTTGAGCTTCCTGTAGCTTGCCTTGTATCTTCTGGAGGGAAATCCATACACGCAATCGTCAAAGTGGATGCTAATAGCTATGAAGAGTACCGCAAGAGAGTTGATTACATTTACTCTATTTGCAAGAAAAATGGCCTTGATATTGATAGCCAAAATAGAAACCCTTCAAGGCTATCTAGAATGCCTGGAGTAATGCGCAAAGGGCGAAAGCAGTTTCTCATAGATACAAATATAGGAAAAGGCAGCTACGAGGATTGGTACAAATACATCGAGGACTTAAACGACGACTTGCCTGATCCGGAAGGACTAGAGGGGTGTTGGGATGACATGCCTGAACTTGCGCCTGAGCTGATACATGGCGTGTTAAGACAAGGCCACAAAATGCTTATTGCAGGACCATCTAAAGCCGGTAAATCATTTGCACTCATAGAAATGTGTATTGCGATAGCTGAAGGGACTAAGTGGCTAAACTGGCAGTGCAGTCAAGGTAGAGTACTTTATGTAAATCTTGAGTTAGATCGAGCATCTTGCTTACACCGATTCAAAGATGTTTACAAGGCGGTCGGAATCAAGCCTCAAAACATTAACAACATTGATATTTGGAACTTAAGAGGCAAGACAGTGCCAATGGACAAGCTGGCGCCTAAATTGATTCGTAGAGCGCTTAAAAAGAACTATATAGCAGTTATTATTGACCCTATATATAAAGTCCTTACAGGCGACGAAAACAGCGCAGATCAGATGGCTCATTTTACGAACCAATTTGACAAGGTAGCGACGGAACTTGGCTCAAGTGTAATCTACTGTCACCACCACTCAAAAGGCGCCCAGGGCAATAAAAAGAGCCTAGACAGAGCATCAGGCAGCGGAGTATTCGCAAGAGACCCTGACGCTCTCATAGACCTTATAGAGCTAGAGCTTACTGAGGAAATATATTCGATGCAGCTTAACCAGGCGAAGTGCAAAGTGTTTGATGAGGCTATTCGCTCAAACAATCCAGGTTATTATGACGAGCATGTTGGATTAGACGACACCTTAAGTTTGCCTCAAATCACTAGCCATGCAAACAGAGCGCTAACGCAAAGTGCACTTCTCAAGTGTTCTATAGAATGTAACACAGTAGAAGACGAAATCAGGACATTGAGTGCATGGAGAGTGAGCGGAACTCTGAGAGAATTTGCAAAGTTTAAGCCGGTTAATATGTGGTTCAGGTATCCAAAGCACGAGGTTGACGAAGCTGGTATTCTCACCGATATAGAGACAGAATCGGCTCAGCCAACATGGAAAAAGGCTATAGAAGAGCGTAAGAAAAATGCTAAAGAGCAAAAGGAAGAGCAGCTAAACGAATTTGAAATTGCATTTACAAATCTCGAAATGGATGGCGAGGTGCTGTTATCTGACCTTGCAGAAGCTTTAGGTTTAGCATCGCACAAACAAATAGGACTATGGTTTGGTAACGGAAAAAAGGCTCGGCCTGAGTACAAAAAACGCTATGAAACTTATGGAGAAGTTGGCGGTGAAAAATACATCAGGCGTAAAGCTGAGGGGTGTAGCAAACCATAAAAAATAGGTGAGCACACACTGGTGGGTGCACCTACGATTTTACGGTCGAGTACACTGTTCAGACCGGGGGGGTGCACCTCTATATTATATATAGGTGTTTACACACCCCCATGCAAGCATGTACACACCCCTATGTGGTGGGGCGCTATGCTTACGCCCCGCCCACACATAGGAGTGGTCATACATGCACCGCGCGAGAGGAGGTAAAAAATGAAATTTGGAAATAATTTAAACTATGACTTTTTAAACGCAGCAAAATATATGCCTATGTTGAGACATAAAGAAATAAATATGCAATTCGATATAAGAAAAAGCGAAGCTGCAAAATGGATTTGTTCACAGCCGGAAGTGTTGCAAAAAATTTTTGATATGGCAAGAAGAAAAGGATTAATCGAATACGACTCTGAAACAAATACTTGGAAAGGGATTGATTATCATGATTGAATTTTTTATGGCGATGATTCCGCCGACAAAAACACATCAGGAAAAACGAGCGACAATTTGCTCAGATAGAAAAATTAGATTTTACGAAGATGAGGAACTAAAAGCAGTAAGGCAAAAACTAAAAGCTCACCTGGCAAAATTTAGACCCAATCGAAAAGCGCAAGGTCCGATAAGGCTCGTAGTGAAATGGTGTTTTCCAATCAAGGGCAAGCACAAGGACGGTGAGTGGAAAATAACTAGGCCTGATGTGGATAACTCAAACAAGCTTTTACAGGATTGCATGACTGACCTGGGCTTTTGGAAAGATGACGCACAGGTAGCAAGTCTGATATGCGAAAAGTTTTGGGCAGTGATACCAGGCATATGGATAAGAGTTGAGGAGCTGGACAATGATACGAACTAAGAAAAGTAAAAAGCAAAAAGACCAATTGAGCAGGTCCCTCGTTTTGAAATCATAAAACTACAAAATCTGCTGCACATCTCAATCATGGTCAGAGTTTTATGGACTGTCTACGGATGGAGAGAGAAACGCATCGGATACTTCCTCGAAGCGTACATGAGTCTGCTCGGAGAAGTATGGGACCAGAGGTGCACGGTCAATCAGATGATAGACGGCACGAAAGACATGACTGGTCACGACATAAGACAGCTAGTAGATGACATGATCAAGTATGGAAGGTAGCAGATGAAATGCGAACTATGTGGAAAGAGAATAAACGAGTACGGCAAGTACAGTGCAGTAATCGGCAAAAAGGAAGCAAACCTATGTTGCTGGTGCTACAAGAAAACACAGAGAAATAACGAGATTTTGAAGAATAAAGAGAGGTAAAACAATGATATTAGCATATGGAATCGTAACAGTATTAGCAGTAATCGTCGGAAGTGTTGCAGGACACACATTGACAAAGTATTTTGCAAAGCGAAGAGCCAAGAGGCAGTTTGAAAGGTTTCTAACAAAAGTCTTTGAGGAATCGGCAGACGAAATCATAAAAGAAATATCAGAGGAGCGACAGAAGAGGTGTAACGATGAACGATTTTAAAAGCAAATTAGACGACTTATTAGATGAGCTAGAGCGCTGTTGTGCAAGTCAGCATTTTGAAGTAGCAGATGACGTTAGAGCAAAGATACATAAGCTAGTGGAAGATAAAATTAGGGAGAAATAACATGAGATTGATAGACGCAGATAAGTTGATAAAAACAATAGAAGAGCACGATTACTCTCTAGCCGATGAATGTGGTTCGATTGATAGGGGGATGTTCATAATTGGAATAATGCAAGCAATTGACGAGCAACCTGTCGCACAGCAGTGGCATAAACTCAGATTCAGACCAATAACCCTTGAGGAAAAAGAATTTCACCCTGATTGGATAGAGATTGCCGAAAACTTGCCTAGTTATGGTGAGGACGTGTTTGTGACCGATGGGACAGAAGTATGGGTAGATAGCTTTGATGAGGATGACGATGGGGTATGGTTATCAGGAACGGATATTGAATTTGAAGTGGTTGTAGCATGGATGGAAATACCATCATACAAGGGGGAGTAATGATACCTTATGACAGATTGATAAAATATTCGACCATTTTTCTTGAATTAGGAATAGATAATGTCGAAAAACTACTAGAACGCAATGATTTTGACAAATTCAACACAGTCATACTTGAAAAGCAGTTAGAAGAATACAAGCACGATTTAGAAGAGATTAAAAGGGAGGCGGTGTAGCGTGCAAAAAATGACAATATACATCAGCGGTAGGATTACCGACTATGACGACTACGAGAAGACTTTTAAAGAGGCAAAGGAAATGCTCTTTGACGAGTATCCTGGGGCAGAGATTATTAACCCAGCTGAAATAGTATTGCCAGAGGTCTGCGATTGGGAGGACTATATGGCAATATGCTTAAGGCTCTTGGATAAGGCAACGCACATCTACATGCTGGACAATTGGGTGCACTCAAAAGGCGCTTGCACTGAGCACTTATACGCACTAAAGAACGGCATAGAAGTTTTGTGGCCAGAAAGTTCGCCATACAGATAGGAGCGTGCAGGATGGGGAATAGAACGAAAGCGCTGAAATATATTGCAGATCATTATGGATACATGGGCCAGAAGGATATGCTGATAGAAGAATTGGCCGAGCTTATACAAGCTCTTAACAAGTTCGAGAGGTATGAGCACGAAAGCGGATTCCTTGCTAATCTGATTGAGGAAGTTGCTGACGTAGAGATCATGTTAGCTCAAGTTAAATATTTGCTAGGGATTAATGAGCGAGTAGAGCATGCAAAGTTTTTCAAGGTCGATAGGCAGATGAAACGAATCGAGGAAGAAAGAACGGAGCGAGGTGTACAGCCATGATAGACTACGAACAGATTAAGCAGCTTAAAGCATTGCGACGAGAAGCAGAGGGGTTAAAGTATTCTATTGACAATGCTAAGCCAGAAATAGTCACAGACTACTACAAAGATTACAAGACAGGTCGAGGAGTCCCCAAATCGCTTGTAGGAGTCGATTTTGACTGGAAAGGTATATCGAGTAGGGAGAAGCGGTTAAAACGCAAGCTAGACGAAATTAGCAAGCTAATTGAGGCTATCGAAAGAGAGATAGACACTGTGGACGACCCAGATATGAGGACGATACTTCGAATGTATTACATAGAGGAGCGTTCGCAGGAGGAAGTGGCAGATGTCATGCATTGCGACAGAACTACAGTATCTAAGAGATTGAAGAAACTTGCAACAAATGCAACAAAAAAGTGTGATATATTGTAACCAGTAAAAAGCTGATTCTTGTATCTTGAAACTTTCACACATTTCACGTTTTTGATGTGATATATTGTATTTAGCGAAAAGGGAATTGTGGCTTCCTCAAAATTTATATCTCACATAATAACTCGCAGAAGGCGCTCAAGATTGGGCGTCTTTTGTGTTGCTGCAAAACAGACGAAAAGAGAGGTGGTGGTGTGGCAGGATATGACAATATCAGAGATGCAAATCAAAAACGAACGCCGCACGAACGCCGAGAATTGGCAAAAATTGCAGGAAGGGCGAGCGGTGTTGCGAGACGTCGCAAGGCAAACTTTAATAAGACACTAAACATGCTACTTACGGCTGAGATAGATTCACCGGAATGGAAGCCGTTACTCGATGAGCTTGGAGTTGATGCAACGCTTGAAAGTGCAATGCTGATGGCTCAAATCAAAAAGGCTCTATCTGGAAATGTAAAGGCAGCTTATTTTGTGGCACAATATGCAGGTCAATCGTTTAACACCGATGCGGACAACAAGGAGCAAGAGGCTAGAACCGAGCACATCAAAGCGCAGACGGCAAAGGCTAAAGGAGAAGACGCGCAAGAAATTGAGGATGATGGTTTTATCGATGCTCTTAAAAGCGAGGCGAGTGACGTATGGGAAGATTAGCGCAAGCTTTTAAATTTAAGCCGTTTAGCCGAAAGCAGAAAAAGATTTTAACATGGTGGCTTCCAGAATCACAAGTGCATGAGATGAACGGTATCATCGCAGACGGTGCGATTAGATCAGGCAAGACAATATCGATGGCATTGTCCTTTGTGATGTGGTCGATGGAAGACTTTAACGGTGAGAACTTTGGTATGGCTGGAAAGACTATCGGAGCTTTCAGACGAAATGTTTTAAAGCCACTCAAACTAATGCTCTTTGCTAGAGGATATGAGTTTAAGGATAGGCGAGCTGATAACATGCTAGAGGTTACCAGGGGCGCCGTCACAAATTATTATTACATCTTCGGTGGTAAGGACGAGCGATCTCAAGACCTTGTGCAAGGTATCACACTAGCTGGCTGTTTCTTTGACGAAGTCGCACTAATGCCAGAGTCTTTTGTTAACCAGGCGACGGCACGATGCTCAGTCGAAGGCTCAAAGTGGTGGTTTAACTGCAATCCAGATAAGCCTAAGCACTGGTTCAAAGTAAACTGGATTGACCAGGCAGCAGAAAAGGATTTAATCTATTTGCATTTTACGATGGACGACAATCTGTCGCTATCGGAAGCAATAAAAGAAAGATACAGGCGCCAATTCGTGGGCGTCTTTTTTAAGCGATTCATTCAAGGGCTATGGGTTGCAGCAGAGGGGCTTGTACATCCTCAGTTTGCAGACAAGGCTAAAGCTTACGCAATAAGCTACGACAAACTAATGCCTGTTGACGAAAATGGTAAACGAAAGAACGTGCACGGTATAGTGCAGATTTATATCGGCATAGATGTTGGCGGTACAAATTCACACACGCCGTTTGTCGCTACAGGATTTACTAAAGGCTTTAATAAGCAGATTAGACTGTACTACAAACGAATTAAGCACAGCAAGGGGACCGTAGACCCTGACAGGATTTATGCGACATTTAAGGAGTATGTAAACGAGGTCAGAGCACTTTATCCAGGCATTCCGATTGTGGCTGCGTTCGTCGACAACGCTGAGCAGCTAATACTGAATGGGCTGGCAATATACTCAGCGCGAAACGGTCTAGGGGTTAAAGTTGCCGGATGTCGTAAAACGGAATTCTCCGACAGGGTCCTTGCTTACAACGCAGTGATTAATACCAATCGTTTGCTGTGGGTTTCGGACTTCTGTGAGCCAATTGCTGATTCAATCAGCGAAATGGTGTATGACAGCAAGAGCAAAAAAGAAGAAAAACTACTCGACGACTTTTCAACAGACGTCGATACATACGATGCTGACTACTACTCATGGAGTCAGTTTATTGACTATTTTCATCCAATGGAGGGATAAATGGCACACGTTAAAGAATATTTGAATAAACAGGGATATGACGTGAATGAGAAGGCTCTCGCGATAATGGACTTGTGTGATTCCTGGTACTCTAATGATCTAATAGACAATTTTCACAACAGGGTGACAGTGAATAACGTAAGGTACGAAATGGAGCGTACAGGCTTTGCTAAGAGGGCGTGCGAGGACGATGCAAACCTTTGCGAGGTGGTAGACATTGTTACAAACTCAGAAGGTGCGAACGGATTTATCGAGCAACAGCTATCAAAAGACAAGTTTTCAAAAGCAATTCGCAGACAATTAGAGCTTATGTCTGCGCAGGGGACCGTAGGCGCTTATGTGAGAGTGGTTGGAGCTGATTTATTTGACGATTCTTCGCTGAAGGGTGGCACGATAGAATTGATCTATGTTGAGCCGAGTGGAATATTCCCGCTAACAATCTCAAAAGGCATAGTTACAGAATGTGCCTTTGCTTCCGAAAATATAGTCAACGGCAAGACCGAAACGACCATTGTTACGTTCACTATGGAAGATAACAAGTATGTCTCAAAGACAGTGGTTTTGGATGTTGACGGCAAGGAAGTTGTCGAAAAGGGTTCAGAGGTTAGGCTGGGGGATGTTAAGCCGTTCTCAATCCTAACGACTGCGGTTGTTAACAACATAAAAGACATGAAGGGGTATGGATATCCAAAGATCTATGCAGCCATTCCTATACTCAAGAGTATTGATTTAATCTTTAATGTGCTGTTTGGAGACCTGGACAAGGCTGACAAGATGGTGCTTTATAACGAGGCGCTGTGCGAGTTTGATAAAAACGGAAATGCAAAGACTCCAAACAAGCAGCATAAAAAGACATTCGTTTCAATGGGCGAAAAGCTGCCAAACTCTGATGACCTGATTCAGGAGATAAATCCAGTTATACGTATTGACAGCATAACCAAAACATTTGAGTTATCACTATCATTGCTTTCAACGATGTTTGGTTTTGGAACTCGCAAATACAGCTTTGAGAACGGACAGATAAAGACTGCAACAGAGTACATCGGAACAAAGCAAGACTCAATGCAGGAGCTGAACAAGCAAAGACAAAATCTGACTGACTATATTGAGGATCTTGTAAGAGCTCTTCTGTGGTTTTCAAACACGTTCATGGAAACAAAGTATGATCTTGCAGAAGAAATCGTAATAACTTACGACGACAGCTTTATCACAGACAGACAGAGCGAGCTCGATTCTATGCGAGCTGACGCGCAAGCCTTTGGACTGCCAAAGCTTGTCAAGAGATATATACAGGATAAATACGGACTTACAGAGGCTGAAGCCGAAGCCTGGTACAATGACGTGGAAGTCGATGACGAAACGGAGGCATAGTTATGCTATCCGACTATCAAAAAGAGCAATTAAGTGCTGAGATAATACCGATGTTCCAGGATCTAGAGCAGGATACAATCCAGGACATAGCACGTAGGCTCAGAAAAGCAAAAAGATGGACGGAATCTGCAGAACTCCAGGCTAAGGCTCTTGAATCGCTAGGTCATAGTCCTAGCGAAATACAGACGCGTGTGCTCGATAAATTGCACGCTGACAAGGATTTTATCGACATGCTGAATGAGAACACAATTGAGCATAAAAAACTTGTTAGAGAGCGAATCAGAGAGACTGTAGACTCGGCGCAAGCTCACGGAGATAAGATAATCGGACGAGCTGGCGATATGTCATTTGCAGATGATGTTGCATTTTGGAAGACAAAAGGTCAACACTTAAAATCAAGCCCAGCACTGAAGCAAATCTCCGCAGAAAGCTCCAAACGTCTTGAGCATGAACTCAAATCACTAACTCATTCTACAGGCTTTAAGTTTATTGGAGCGCCAGTTTCGGTAGATCAAGCATTTAATCACTCAATGGATAAGGCTGTGATGAATGTTGCGAGCGGTGCTTTCTCGTCAGAGCAAGCGGTCGAGCAAGTCGTTTCGGAGCTTGAAAAAAGTGGACTAAGGTATGTAAATTATGCGTCAGGCGTCACAAGAGGCATAGATGTGGCTGCACACTTGGCAGTTAGAACGACTTTAAATCAAATGGCAGCGGATATATCGATGAGCAACGCCGAACAGCTTGGAACGGATTTAGTCGAGGTTTCCTCACACGGTGGAGCACGAGACGGAGACGGACACGCAAATCATGCAGGATGGCAGGGCAAAGTCTACAGCATAAGCGGAAAGGCTCATCCAAAGGAAAGCAAGCGACTAGGCTATAAGATTTTAAGCTTGGAAGCAGTGACAGGTTATCCGCACGATCCAGCAGGATTATGTGGGTATAACTGCAAGCATACGTTTTATCCGTTTATTGCAGGTATTTCTGACCCTACTCCAATTGAAAAGGAGCCTGAGCCGGTCAAAGTCGATGGCAGAACATACACGTTTTATCAGGCAACACAACACCAGCGCAGGCTTGAAAGGGAACTAAGGGAGTTCAAAAGGCAATATCTAGGCGGACAGAATATGACTGCTGCCATCACAGCAAAGGAACAGCAATATGCTCGATTTTGTGAGAAAGCAGGGCTCAAGCAGAATCTCAATAGACTTTATGTTAAAGGCTATAAGAGGGATTTTGAGTATATAAAGCCCTTGATATCAAAGCCTAAAAATGATATAATCGAATCGAAAAGAAGTATTATCCACTTAAGCAAAAAAGAAGATTTGTCAAATTATGAGTTGACGAAGATTGCTCCGGCACAAAATAAGCATGTAGTAGGTACAAATTCGTATAAAAACTTATCAGAGACAAAAGAATATCCTCCTTCATATTTGACAATCCCACAGCATAAAATATCTGAGCTTGTAACGGAATATGCAGGGAAAGGAATAAATATTTACGACAGTCACGGCAATTGGACGCATACTGAAATAATTGTCACAAATGATGAAGAAATAGGCGTTGTAGTAAATAATCTTAATGGAGAAACTCAAGAAACAAGCGTGTTTAAGATTCACTATTCAAAAAAGGGCGTTCATATAGTGCCTGATTATATGAACAAGAAACAGAGGTATACGACATGATACTAAGAGATCTAAAAGAATATATTGATAAAAAGGTTTTAGTTATGCTCGCTGATGGAAGGGATATCATTGGCGAACTTGATTCAATTGCTCCTGATTACGATACAGAGTCAGGAAAAGATGAGCTTGAATTATTTATTGAGGGGGCTTATATAGCAGTTCCTATCGATGAGGTGAAAAGCATTAAAACAATATAGCTCGGAACGTACACGGATGTCCTTCGGGCTCCGCGTCTTTTTATAACCAAATACGTTATTAAACATCGCAAGCAAGCGATGTTTTTTTATTGTCGTTTGTTCATCCGACGTAAAACAGGACAAGAACGGTAGTCCAAGCGTAAGCACTCGCAGGACGTAAAAAGAAAGGAAACTATTACAATGGCATTTACAAGAGACTCACTAAAGCAATTTGGTATCACAGACGATGAGATTATCACAAAGATACTCAACGCACACCACGCAGAACTAGATCCTGTAAAGGACAAAGCTGAGCAGTACGACAAGGTTAAGGCTGATTTTGACGAGCAGACTAAGTCAATTGAGGGGCTAAAGGCCTCAGTAGGAGACAAGGAAGCAATGCAGAAGCAAATCGAAGAGCTTAAAAGTGCATCTGAGCAGAAAGATGCTGCACATAAGAAAGCCATCGAGGACATGCAGAGCAAGCTCGAAGGCGCAGAGTTTGACAAGCTGTTAGATGATGCCATCACAAGGGCAGGCGGTCGTAGGACTGCAAGTATAAGAGCAGAACTCAAACTTGATGAGCTGAGGGCAAGCAAGGATCGTTCAAGCGACATCGAAGCGGCAATCAATGCGCTAAAGGAAGCCGAGGACACATCGTTCCTATTTGGCTCAAATGCGAATCCAACGGGGGCGAAGGTAAGTACTTCTGGCAACGCAAGTGGCGGAGTAGGTGGTACTGACGAGGCTATAGCCACAGCAAGGGCTGTGATGGGTCTCTCTACAAAGGGAAAGGAAAATTAAAATGGCAAATCAGATTTCAAAATTCAAAATGTACGTTGACCTTCTAGATGAGGTGTATAAGACATCATCAGTTACTGCAGTGCTCGACGGTGCTCCAGAACTAGCACAGCAGGGCGCAAATGCAGATGAGCTTGTTATTCCAAAGATTGACATGGATGGGCTTGCAGACTATGACCGTTCTGCAGGATACACTATGGGAAGCGTAGAGCTCACTAACGAGACTGTAAAGTGTAACTTCGACAGAGGTCGTAAGTTCCTCGTAGATGCAGACGATGATGCTTCTACTGCTGGAGTAGCATTCGGAAGGCTATCGGCAGAGTTCGAGAGAACAAAAGTAATCCCAGAGCTTGATGCTTTTAGGTTTGCGAACTACTGCAAGAAGGCTGGTGCAAATGTTGCAACAAGCACAATCACAGATGGCGCGTCCGCAATTAAGGCTATTGCAAAGGCATACGATACAATGACCGACAACGAGGTACCAGAGGACGGAAGAATCCTGTTCGTATCTCCAACTGTTCACGGAATGATCAGAGACCTAGACACAACTAAGTCAAAGGAGATTCTAGAACAGTTCGCACTCGTTCAGAAGGTGCCAGCTAGCAGATTCTTCACCGCAATCGAGATGAATGATGGCAAGACTGGTGGCCAGGAGAAGGGCGGATACAAGAAGGCAGCAACTGGTAAGGCGCTAGACTTCTTGATCGTTGAGCCTTCTGCTGTTATCCAGTATCAGAAGAGAAATGTTAACAAGGCAATCGCTCCAGAGGATAACAAGGATGCAGATGGATGGCAGTTCAACTTTAGAGAAATTGGTATCGCAGATGTTTACAACAACAAGGCTAACGGAATAGCTGGAGCTTGTAAATAATAGGAGGTAAACAATGGGCAGAATAGTAGGATTGGAATTTAACGATAGTGATGAAATTATCGTTACAGAAGATGTGGAACCTGAGGCAGTAGAAACGAAAGGTAGCAAGTAATTATGTTAAGCGTATCGTTAGCGGAGTATCAGAGCATCTATGCGGATGTACAGAGCGAAGAAGAGTATGCAATGCTATATGAGAGAGCAGCAATCTTACTACGTGGCTGGACTGCTAGGAGAATTGACAAGGTTGTAACGGAGGATGACTTCCGTTACAACCAAACAGTATCAGCAATAGTACATATAATTCACTCGCTAGCAAGTCAAGGCGGTACTGAGGGCGTTATTTCGGTATCAAACGACGGATACTCCGAAACATACGCATCTGCCGAGGACCGCAAGGCGGAGCTTAAAAGTGCTGTCTTCGAGATTCTATCTGGAACAGGTTTAATGGGGTGTATGTAATGATTTTCACGGATACAATTACGATCTATAGCTACTACAAGGATAATGGCGTTGAAAAATGGCATAGAGCAGTCCTAAAAGGGGTAATGTGGAAGCGAAAGAGAGTTCAATCCGTCAATACAGACGGAAAACTAAACATTGTTGATACCGTCTCAATCACCATCCCATATAGAGCCTTATATTTGCCGTATAAGGAGTTTTTATTATCTAGTGACAGATTGAGTCATTGGACAATCGAAACCGCGTCAAACTTAAGCGTAGCCGTTTTGGGAGAGTGCGACAAGGAGATAGGAGATAGCTATAGGCTAAAAGACCTCAAACGAGATTATTCGGATGTGGTTACTCTGAAATCTTTAGCAGACAATACAAATCGAGATCATTTGAAGAACTGGAAAGTGATAGGTGCGTAATGAAGCATGTAAGCTTGAAATTAAAGCTACAAAGCAATGATGACATAAAGCGTCGGTTCTCTATAGAAAAGCAAGGGAAAGTGCAGATGTTTATCGACTCAGAGGTGCTAAGACGTTGCGTGCCTTATATTCCCAAAAATGATGGAGATCTCATTAAAAGCGGACAGATTAGTACTGTCATAGGTAGTGGCACTGTAAGGTATACGACACCTTACGCACGCAGATGGTATTATATGCCAGCTAATTTTCAAGGCGCGCCTAAAAGGGGAAATTATTGGTTTGAGCGCATGAAAAGAGAAGGCGGTGCTGCTGCCATAGCACGTGGCGCAAAGCAAATCATGGCGAAAGGGAGTGATTAAGTGACATTATCAGAATCAATCAAAATATGGATGAGAGGATGTCCTGGTCTTGCTCTCTGCGATGATTTTGACACAGACAGATTAAGAGCCGAGGCGGAAAGCTTGGGCATATACAAGCAACCGACAAACGAAACAGTTGACTATATAGATGGCAGTACATTGTGTACTGACTATTTTTATATCGTTGCTAGGCAAGAGGCTCAGGAAGAACGCGACAGGGTATCTAATCAAGAGTTCTTAGAGCAATTCGAACAATGGATTGCGGAACAGAATTACAAATCGAATTATCCGCAAGGACATAAAATCGAAGATATCTCAGTCGCTAATTCGTTTTATATGCAAGAAACAGATGGCGAACAAGCTGTCTATCAGATTAGTGTAGGGGTGACCTACAGGAAGGAAAGGTAAAATGGCAGAACAGGTTAAGCGCATTAAAAAGCACATGATCGCACTGTTTATCAACACAGGCACAAAGGAAACAAAGAAGTGGACCAGAATCAAGAAGGCTACAAAACTCGAGATTAAGCTTGATCCACAGAAGCAGGATTATGACTACATCTCAGATGAATCGCCAACAACAGAGCTTGAAGGTTACAAGCCTGGAGTTGATGGCATGCCACTTACAATGTATAAGGGCGAGCCGGACTTTGATTTCATCTGGGAAAAGTTCTACGGACTTGCAACTGGAGCCGACGCAAAGGTCGAGGCTATGATTGTGTTTATTTTTGATGACACACCAAACGGTGCCAACAAAGCATGGCTTACAGAAGCAACGCTAAGCATTGACTCGATGAATGCAGTTGAAGGCACAATTACATTTGACTTGCCATTTGGCGGCACAGTCGAAAAGGGAACAGCAAAGCTTCAGGCTGGCGTTCCAACATTCACTAAAGCATAAGTAATAAAGGAGTAATAATATGGCAGATATTTTAATATGGGACGGAGCTGAATACGTCCTTCCTAAGAAAACCTTGGCGGTGCAGAAAAAAATGGACGAGATTGGAAATTTGAGCGTCGCAAACAAGGGGGTTGAGTGCTATCGTAAGCAGTTTGAATTTTGCTCAGAGCTTTTGGGCAAGGATAACGCAGCAGTAGTTCTTGACGCAAAAAAGGTAGACGATGTTGATTTGCAGACCCTAACAATCTGCTACAACTCCATCGTTGATGCTTATCTGCAGAGGGTCCGTGAGCATCAGAGACAAAGAGAGGCAGAGCAATTAAATTCACCTGCGCTTGACGTAATTAATGACGTAGCGCAGAGCGTGGATAAGATTGCGAAGCTTAAATAATGCTAACTTTAACAAATCGTCTCCCCGACTCGATTGAGGTTCGTGGGAGGCGTTTTTTTTTAAACACAGACTATAGATACTGGCTAAACTTCCATAAATGTACTGATTTCAGACCTTTATTTAAGGGCAATTCGCCTTGTGTTCAGACTGAAGGAGGCTGGGGAGTGCCTAACGATATATTCTTGGCACTTGTAGAGTTTTATACAAATCCTTGTCCTGTTCCAAAACAGAGTGATCCAGGTGTAGATACACTAGATTTTGATATTGATGCGGAGCTGATTTACAGCGCTTTTTTGCAGCAATACGGAATCGATATCATGGAAATTGAAATGCATTGGCACAAATTCAAGGCACTGCTAAAAGGCATCACTGATAAGACATTGCTCGGACAGGTAATAGGCTTTAGGGCGTCAACCGATAAAGAATTTAGAGAACAGCGAAACGCATGGGAACTTCCAACAGTACTTACGGAAGAGGAAGAAGAACAGTATCGCAAGTTTGAAGAAGAGTGGGGATAGTAAATGAATGAAAATGTTTTAGAGATAAAAACCCTGCTTGATACCACAGGTGTAGATAAAGGTGTTGACAGTCTTTCTGGGAGCGTGAGTAGAGGCGCAGCGATGATAGGTGCTGCACTCGTAACGACCGCAGTAGGGCTTGGAACTTTGGCTATAAAGTCATTTGCGCAATACGAACAGCTCGCAGGCGGCGTAGAGACTTTGTACAAAAATAGTAGCAAGGAAGTCATGGCGTATGCAAGTAACGCATATAAGACGGCTGGCATGAGCGCTAACAAGTACATGGAGACAGTAACAAGCTTCAGTGCATCACTATTGCAATCGCTTGATGGCGACACAAAGAAGTCGGCAGAATACGCGAACAGGGCCGTGACTGACATGTCAGACAATGCAAACAAGATGGGCACATCAATTGAGTCTATACAGATGGCGTACCAGGGCTTTGCTAAGCAAAACTATACCATGCTAGATAATCTCAAGCTCGGCTATGGTGGTACTAAAGAGGAGATGCAGCGCCTTATAAAGGATGCATCTAAGATGAAAGATGAGCAGAAAAAACTTGGAATTACTGTCGACGAAAACAGTATGAGTTTTGGCAATATCGTCAATGCGCTAAGTGTAATGCAATCTCACATGGGAATAGCTGGAACAACAGCAAAAGAAGCAAACTCTACTCTAGAAGGTAGTGCAAATCAGATGAAAGCCTCGTGGGAAAATCTGCTTACTGCTTTTGCTGGAGGGGGAGATGTCGATAAGTCTATGCAAGCCTTTGCTGACTCAATTGCGATATTCTTAAGTAACTTAATTCCAAGGATAAAGGTTGTGGCTAAGAGTCTAGGCAAGGCATTTTCAAAAAGCCTTGTACCAGCGATTATAAAAGGACTGAGTAAACTGGGTAACGCGGTCCCAATAATTAAGCCGTTGACATCAATCTTAAAAGGGCTAATTAAGAACTTTGATAAATTTAAGGTCTTAATCGTGATGGTTGCTTCTGCTTTTATTGCGTATAAAACAGTCGTTACAATTGTTACTGCAGCTCAGGTACTGTTAAATGCAGTTTTGTTTGCAAATCCTATTATGGTTCTCATAATGGCTATTGCAGCGCTCGTTGGTGGTTTTATTTACCTATGGAAAACGTCAGACGGATTCCGTAACTTTTTCATAGGAATATGGACCCATATCAAGAACTTTGTTGGTGCAGTCGTTGATGGGATTGTAACATTTTTTACGGAAACATTGCCGAACGGAATCAAAGCATTTGTATCAAAAGCGATTGACTTTTGGATTTGGTGGGAAACTCTTCCAATCCGAATAGTAATTTATCTAGCGCAGGTGATCGCAAAGATTGCTGCGTGGATTGGCGATTTAGTTAGCCGAGCAGTTAGCGGAATAGCTGATTTTGTGAACAGTATAGTTAATGGTATCAAGAGTTTGCCTAGCAAATTTGTGTCTATAGGTGGTCAGATAATCAGAGGTTTTTGGAACGGAATTCACGACAAGTTTGGCTGGCTAATGGATATGATTGGTGGGTTTTTTGGCAGGGTTAAGAGTAAGATAAAATCCTTCTTTGGTATCAAATCACCATCGCGTTGGGGAGAAAAGGACATTGGTAACAATCTGATTTACGGCATTGCTAATGGTATCACCAGAAAGACCGCGTATGCACTTGGTGTCGTATCAGACTTTACGAGCAGTATAAAAGATCGTTTTGCAAGCGATATGCAAGGAGTTGAGGCTGACTTAACTGTAAACGGTGGCTACAATGGTTCAAGGCTAAAACGAGATGCAATAACGCTACCTCCAGGGGCAAGATATAATCAGATATCACGCAACGGAGTCGGTGCAGGTGAGACAACGGTAATGCAGACAATTAACATCAATCAGCCGGTTGAGACTCCAGGCGAACACGCAAGAGTTTTGCGTAGCGAGGCTGTAAAATTTGGATTGGCAGGTGCGATATGAACAAAATGGTAAATGTGGAGGCCGTCAGAAGTGATGGTCTCCGATTTAGTTATAACAAAAATGATTGGAAAATGTTGACACTTGAAGGTGTTGACTTTCCTGAAATTGAAGTATTTTCAGAGGCGAGAGGGTTTGGCCACGGTGACATTATCACCGGCATAAGAAAGCATGGGCGACAGATTACGTTGTCGGCAAGAATTAACGGCTCTAATGATAGCTTAAGAGAAGAGGTTATCGGATTTCACAATGCTAATCATAAGTATGATTTGTATATTACATATGCTGGAGTTACAAAGATAGCAAAAGACTGTGTTCTTAAGGCAGCAAGTTATCCGTCAAGAAATGTTTACCGCAAGCCTAATCTTGAGCTGTTATTTCAGTCGCCTCATGCTGATCTATTTGGCGATAGCAAGGACACGCTCGCATTTGGTGAGATAACTAAAACGGATACAAAGGTAATCAATTATCTCGGAAGCGAACCGGCTCCAATCGTTATCACAATAAAATCAACAGGCTATGTTCCTGGTATCGACATCGAGATGGGTGACCTTAAGACTAGCGTGAAAACGGTCTTAAATGCGTCTGATGTCCTCGTTATTGACTGCGACAAGCGAACGGTCAAAAAGAACGGTAAAGACGTGCCATACAGCGATTTTGACGCTAGAGACCTCATGCAGATGGTGCTTGGATATGGTGACAATCAAATCAAAATATCCAAAGATGGCAATACAGCATTTACTGCGGAAGTAAGCTTCATTGGAAGATACGGAGGTGTGTAAATGATCAAGTGTCTAAACAAATTCGGCGAAGAGGTCAAGATGATTGACTTTGTCGAACTTCAATGGAGCAGAAAATATTTCGAGTGTGGGTCATTTGTGCTATATATGGCAGCTAAGGACTATGACTCAGATGTCAAGTACATCCAATGTATTGGGCGCCCTGAAACTGCGATGGTTCAAAAGGTCGTGTACGAGGAAAAGAATAACGGTGAATTTGTAACACTATCAGGCTTTTTTATCGACAAAGTGCTTGATTGGAGCGCTTATACGATACCGATTTCGACAACGACATTTAAGAGTAAGGCAGAAGTTGAAACGCAATTAAAGCAATGGTTACTTGAAACTGTGAGTGACAAATACGCTCAGCCTGGAGGGGGAACGGTAAACGGTGCAAAGCTAAGCACAGATAGTGACGTACCAAGCGAGCTGTCTATAAGTGCAGAACTTGGTGAAAGTACAGGCTCTGCTATGCGAAAAGCTTTAAAGTCTGCAGGGTACACACTCATTTGCAGACCGATTTTCTCGGCAAAGGAAGAACCAGGCAAACCGCTTTTAGGCATTGAGTTGCACGTTCAAAAGGGCAAGGATTTGCGTGATGACGTATTCTTTGGCGAAGCTTGGGGAAACATCTCGAAGTGTGAATATGCATATGACGAAAGTGGTGTATACAGTGGTTTTTTAGCGAGTCAGGAAATACCGGATGACTTCAATACGCCAAACGAGGTCCACGGGTATTGGAAGGACGGCAAAAAGGTCAGAGCAATACACGAATATGTACAGTTTGATGGTAACATGCCAAGCAATCTCGGTCACTGTGTGCCACTCAAAGTTTTTAATGCCAACATCAGCGGAGTCGAAATCAAGAGCGAAAATGAGGCGCTTATAAGGTCAAAAATGCGAGATGCTGCAAAGCTTGAGATGTTGAACAATTACAAACAAGAGACCATCTCAGTTGATGTACTCCAGCATCGTTTTTATTACCTCAAGGACTATGACCTGGGTGATGTTTGTACAATCAATATTGATTCGATACAAAAAGAATTTACTTCCAGGCTCGTCGAAGTCAGAGAGGTTCACTCTAAAAATACAGTAAAAGTCGAGCTTGTCTTTGGGTCTCCAAACAGGCAAACATACAGAAAGGTGGATGTATAGTATGGCAAAGAGTTTTCCGTTCGAATCAAAAAGTATAATCGGAAATGAATGGGACAGAGCAATCACAGCCCAGGATGAAAGAGATTTTAACAAGATGTGCTGGGGAAACGGTGTGTTTATTAATCCAATCGATGGGCTAATGGTCACGGCACACGGAGGCATGACCGTTAATGTGAAACCAGGAGGCGCAATCATCGAGGGAGCAGTCTTTAAAGAGAGCAATAACAGACAAATCACATTGTCTCCAGCATCGAGCCTTCCTCGTATAGATCGTATCGTTTTGAGGTTCGATACTGCAGAGGATAGACGAGATATAGACATCTATTTAAAAGAGGGTGTTGCAGCAACGAATCCTGTTGCCCAGGATCTAATCCGCGAGTCAAATTATTACGAACTGGCAATAGCTGATGTATACATCCCAGCTCGTACAACCTCAATCGAAGCTGTCAACATATCTGATACAAGAATGGACTCAAATCTTTGTGGTTGGGTAGTTCCGGCTGTAGAGTATCGCGGACTATTCGACAACCTGTGGCTCCAGCTGCGTGATAGCTTCGGAACCGTGAACTCAGCACTATCCGGCACACTTGCCCAGGATCTTAAGCAAGAAATTAAAGTCACAGATGAAAAGTACGCAGACCAGATAAAGCGAGTTAGAGACGACATGGGTAACGCAAGCATGTTAAAAACCAGCGCAAGAAATCTCGCAGATGCAATCAATGAGATATACAACGGAGGTGGAAGAGCTCAAGATTATGTCGTGGAACAAGGCGAAGTCGATGGGTGGCAGTTCGTGAAATGGAAGAGGGGGAGATTAGAGCTTATTAAGACAGCCGATTCGGACTCTAGATCAGGATGGACTGCTGGAGCCTGGAATAACATGATTTTTAACAGAAAAACGTTTACATTCCCATCGTCTTGTCGATTTATTGCAAAGCCAACGGTAATGGCGTCAGTACAGATTGGCAACGGTTATTCGTTCGCTGCTCAAACAATCAATACGCAAAATACAACGATGTTGACGGTAGCTGCGAGTCAGAGCTCAGCATCTGCAGACATTTTAAATTTGCAAATCTACGCGATTGGCAAGTGGAAATAGGAGGGCGTATGGAAAGAGCAATAATAATAGCAGTATTTGCAAGCACCGGACTTTGGAGCTTTATAAGCATGATTGTGCAGAGATACATGGAGCGTAAGAGCGACTATGCAATGATGATGCGCGGTCTTGGGCACGATCGCATATGCTATCTGGGAGAGTATTACATCAAGCGTGGATGCATCACAAGAGATGAATATGAAAATCTTGTAGACTATCTTTATATCCCATACAAGAATTTAGGGGGCAATGGTACGGCTGAAAAAGTTATAAATGAAGTAAAGCAATTACCATTAAAAGATAATTGTAATATTTAAATCGTTGATTAATCGGCAGCACTTAGCTGCCTTTTTTATTCATTTCAGGAGGTAAAAGAATGAAGAACAGAAATTGGAAAGATTGGGCTGAAAAGGCAGCAGTAAGAGCAGTAAAGACGGTTGCACAGACTGCAATCGCAACAATCGGCACAACTGCCTTACTTACAGATGTTAATTGGAAAGTTGTTGTAAGTGCTTCTGTGCTTGCTGGTGTACTATCTCTACTAACAAGCGTTGCAGGACTGCCTGAGCTCGATGAGGAAGTTAAAAACTTCAAGGACTTGGAGGATTAATATGTTACATGGGATTGATATTTCAGGATGGCAAGAGGGTATACAGCTAGCAAGTGTACCCGCAGATTTTGTAATAATCAAAGGAACAGGCGGTGCTGGATATGTATCGGCAGAATGTGACGGCTTTGTACAGCAAGCAAAGGCCGCAGGGAAGCTAATCGGAGTATACCACTTTGCTCGAGAGGTTGGGTTTGGCGGAACTCCTGAAGAGGAAGCACAGTGGTTTGTAGATAACTGCGGTGCATACTTCGATGGCACGGTTATTCCCGTGTTAGACTTTGAGCAGGATGTGTATTTAGGCGCAGAATGGGCAAAAGCTTGGCTCGATGCAGTTTATAGACTTATAGGCGTAAAACCTATGTTTTACAGTTATTTAAGCTTCATTGAGAGCCACGATTGTAGCGCTATAGCTAACGCAGACTATGGGTTGTGGGTAGCCCAGTACGACCACAACAATGCAACAGGATATCTCGAAAAGGCTGCACCATATGTGCCATACTGGAGCGTTGTTGCAATGTATCAATATACATCGCATGGATACCTAAGTGGATACAGCAAAAGACTTGACCTTGATGTGTTTTATGGTGATGCAGATACATGGTATGCATATGCGAGGAAGCAGGGCGAGAAAACAACGCAAGTTGTTACACCAAAACCTAAGCAAGTCGATATTGGTGCAGAGGTCATCAAATACGCAGGTGATGACAGATATGCAACATCAGATATAATAGACAAGGAGTTTGCAAAAGCAAATAAGGTGATTGTTTCAGGTAAAAACTTCCCTGACGGAATAAGCGCAGCATTTCTCGCAAAAGCAAATAAGGCAAACATAGTGCTAGATCATCCTGAGTTATCTTACGGGTTCGAAACATATATTGTTGGTGGCGATATAGTAAACAAGGGTGGAGCAAAAGTAATAAAGGGAGATACTAGATACGATACAAATCTAGAAGTTCTGAAAGAATGCTTTTCAAAAACAAAATCAATCATTGTTACTAATGGCAGCGATTGGGCTGATGGTGTATCCACACTTACAACAAACGTTCCAGTACTTATAGTTTCCGAGTTCGTAAAAGCAAATCAAATCGTAGAACTAAAAAAACACAATGACTTACACTTTATAATTGTCGGTGATACAGGCGTAGTAAATACTACTGTAGAAAAGCAGCTCGCTGAGATTGGTAGCGTCGAAAGAGTCAAGGGGGCAGATCGTTTTGAAACATCGAGAAAAATTGCAGAGCGTTTTTTCCCGGCAGCTGAAGAGGCTATTATAGTTGCTTCATGGGCCGACGCAATCGTTTCAAGCAACATAGGTGAAATGCCTATACTTCTTATAGGAGAAAATAATACAGCTGAAGCAATGTCATATATCGCATCT